AGTAAGTTCTCTGATTGTTCCGTGAACATATACGTCAAACTCTGTTGCCTCATTTTCCATTCTGCGTATGTTCTTTCTCCAGAATTGATAATTTCTCCAATCCATAAATTTTGGGGGTTAGTAGCGTTTACGAAATTTGATAAAAGAAAATCTATTACCTCTTGATCTGAATACTTCCTAGAAGTTTTCTCAAACCAATACTTATCTTTCCTTTTATTGAATGATGTTATTGTAGCACGAGATTTGCCACCATACTTTATAAAGTCATACTTAGGATTAGTAAAATGACTTTTCATTGATAAGTATGTTTGGTAAGTCTCAAAAGGAGTCACTTTTACCATACCCAACTAATATAAGAATATCTTATACCATTTTTAACTGGTCTAACCATATGAGGATATAAGAAGATACTAGGGAATATTAGCAGATCACCCTGCCTTAAGTCAATAACCTCGTCACCAAACATTATAAATTCTCCACCTGTGTAATCATCATTTAAAAGACCTAAACAACTTAAAATAGGAATACCTCTATCTCTACCAGTAAATAAAGATTTAATATGATCGTTATGAAGAGCCATTTTTTTGCCCTCAAAATACCTATTATATCTAATAGCAGAATATCCTTCCCAAGTATTAAATGAAGGTATATCTACATCTAAAGTATATTTTTTAATTGCTTGCCATAATTTATCAATTATTATTTTTGAATTACTTACATCAGCATAAAGATCAGTAAAAGATTCTAATTCCTGATTTCCTGATTTAGGTATATTTTCACCTGTACTATGATTATAAAAAGTATGTTGTTGAAAATTAACTGCTTTAGTTTGTTCGATAGTTTGTAAACAAATTTCTCTATCTAAAAAATTTTTATAAACCTTAGCATAGGATGTTATATCTTTATTCATACACTGATCTTAATACTATCTTCACCCTTCCATTCTCCACCAGTTCTATCATTAATTAATTTCCAATATCTTTCTTTAGTGTTTAATGGTAAATCATAATGAAAATATTGACGACCATATCTAGGAGCTTCTGCAACCCATTCACCTAAAGGATTTACAACTCCACTAGGTGATGATGTTTTAATTGTATCTAAATTATCCTCACCAGACCATCCCCAATAAGTACATGCATCTACAGTTAAAATTGTAGCAACAGCACGAAAAGCAGTCATCTGTAACCATGCTTCATTCCATTTATCAAACGTATCTCTAACAATATAATCCTTTTCACTAAGTTCATATGGTTCAGGATTATAATCAGGATTCATTTTAAAATCACGTTCAGCAAACTTATATCCATTTGTAGAATGAAATATGATATCAACATGCTTATCAGTTAAAATTTCATTTAAAGCTTTAATTGGTTTATAATCTGTTCCTTGCTCCTGAACTGCACCCCACATATCATTACATATCATCCCAACACCATGTAATTCTACAAATGGCATATTAAAAGATTCTATTGGATGAAAAGAAGGTAAACTATTACCATCAGCATGAACAACATAAGTTTTATTGGTTCGTGCATATAATCTTCCATTCTTATCATAATGCCTAATTTGATTTCTCTTAAGAGCACCATATTTCTCATAACTCAAAATAGAAGTTGCTAAATTTAAAGCAACTCCACATTTCTTTTGATAATCTTCTACCTCTTTTAAAGCATCAAATAACTCATCAATTTTATCTTCCCAATATTGACCATATCCAGAAAGAGAACCTTCTGGTGTCTGTATTAAATCAACGTTATTTTCTTTTGCCCAATCAAGTGCTTTAAAAATCTCATTCTTATTATATTCTATATTATCATCCCAAATAGGAATTTGAGCACCAGCTATTCTAATCGTTTGTGTCATTTTCCTCAGTTTCAAATTCGGTTATAGCATCAATAGGAACTTCTGCCTCACCTATCTTATACCAATGAACAATTTTACCAGACTTCCAACTTTTTCGTTCACCAATATATTCAAGATCTGGCATATTATAGTCACGCATTATCGCTTGTAAACGATGATGTAATAGATCAAGTTCAGAAATTTCCATCAGATTGGTAATTTAGCTTTAGATGTTGCTTTCATAAAATTAAGACGAGTTGCATCCCATTTCAATCGTTCCTTCAAAGGTTTTGATATCAGTTTAGTGACTGATTCAACTTCAATATTATTATTTTCACAATACTGAACGATTGCATCAATATAATTTAAACCTTCCTCTGCTACAATCTTTTCAATTTCTATAGCAAACTTTTGAGGTGTGAGAAACTTGCTCTCTATCGCCTTTTCTAATTCTTTATTGGGTTCCATAGAGTTCAAGTCTATCCTTAACAAATTTGTTAATATATTTGGTGAGAAGTCTGATATACTTTGCTTTGTCTCTTTCTTCGTAAACGACACATTCTCCATTTTCACAAGCCATAATGATTACTAATTTTTTGATTGATATTCCCGTCAACTCATACAACATACACCCGTATGCCATACACTGAACAAAATAATGTTCTATCCAGTCTCTTGGTTTAGGTTTTTTAGATGTTTTAAAATCTATGATCGCCAGTTCACCGTCATATTCCGCTATACAATCAACGGTTCCAGCAAGTCCTAATTCTTTACTATATAGCGGTCCTTCCAGAGCGTATATATTGTCTATTTTATTTAATTTACCCTTGGCAATCTTAAATAAAAAATCTGAAATAGGTCTTACTTCAGGTAAATCTTCATTCTTTAAATAATGCTCTGTAAGAGTATGCATATCAGTTCCACGACCAGTAGCCGCTTTAGTGATACGATCTGCCTCTTCATTACCAACCTTTTTTCTCCAATTAATGAAGATCTCTTTATTAAAGTGACTAGTTACTGAAGTAATAGAAACTAATTTTAATAGTTCTCCTTCTTCATCGCCAGGTACAGAGTAATATCTAACCCCATCAATAGTTTCTCTATGGAGTTTGTGAAGTTTACATTCAACGTGATTAAATGCCATAACGTTCACATCTATCTTTAGGTATCTTGTCAGTGGGTGCGTTCATTTTGTCAATAAAGAATACTTGAGTTAATCTAAAATCATTTGAATAAAAATTAGATGCTGTATGAAATATATTCGCATCATAGGTAATCAATCTATTATAACAATTTTTTACTTCCATAGTTTGATAAAAGTGACTATTGTTATATTCTATGATTCGTTCATAATGCCTTATAGAGTCAATTTTACAACTATCCATAGATTTAAAAACATTACTACGAATATCTTTAATTTCTTCTGGTGTGTAATTGGGATCTTTAAAATCTAATAAAAAATCATCATTCTCTATTGGTTTAAAAAATGATGTTCCACTATCAATATCTGGTTCAGGATCCAAATAAACTACTGCTGCTAAAACAGAACCATAATCAGAATGAATCCAACCTTTATTTAAAGTATGATTTTTATCTGTATGATATGGCCAGATTTTTTGAAACGCAGAATATGCTAACCAAGAAACTTGAGAAGAATCAAAATCATCAAACATAGATAAAATCTTATTTACTGATTTGTAATGAAACTCCTGATTAATAGTAGATAAACATTCAGATCTAACACCTGGAAAAAACCCAGAATCAGCACGATAATCTAAAGAAAGAGCAAACTCTCTAATATAATCTGGATCTTCATAAAAATTATCATAACAAGTTATGGGAAAATTTACTTCAGGGTCAGGTGGAAGATCTAAAGTCATAAACCAGATTCAAGTTTAGCAATAATATATTCCTTGACAAGTCCAGAACGAACAATATCATCAATACCAAACTCTATTATATCAAAAGATGGCATTTTACGCAAGATGTTCATAAAGTCTACAATGCCATTACGGTCATTAGTTTTAACTAAATCAGTCTGGCTTGCATCACCACAGAACATAATCTTACTATTCTCTCCAATACGAGTAATGATGGAATCTAATTCATGAAAATTAAGATTCTGAAACTCATCCACAATCACAATAGCATTATCTAATGTAGTTCCACGAATAAACGAGGTACTCCAAAACTTAATACTTTCTTGTGCCTTTAAGTTGCCATA